CATTACCCAGCCGGTCAGTTCTTGTCCGGCTTTGATGCCTTCCACCACGATGACGCCGACGCCGTCGGCCGATTCGTGGACGAGAAAATCGATGGACATGTTTCACCTCAGTTGTGTTGAGTCGAATACAGGCGGGAGCAATTCCCTGTTCCAACCTACCGGAAATATACGGATTTCCGGGGGCGCCCTGAAAAAACCATGCTCCGGCACAAAGCCGAAACAATACCGTTACAAGTTTGCAAACCCCGTTCCAATTTTCTTTTATATCAAATTTTTTTGTAATATCAACTTATTATATTTTTTCGTCCTGATATTGTCTTTCATTCAGGCGTGCTTATATGCCCGTATATAGACAAAATGCCCGAATGCGGGCAAGATATAGCGCCTCGAGCCCAAATGGAGATCGTAAGCACAGTATATATCAGGAGTATTGTATGATTTTGCACACCAATCATATTCAGCAATCCGCCAATGAACTCGGCAAAAAGCTGATGCATGTACTGTCTTCACGGGCTAAACGCGAATTATTTTTCAGCACTTTTTCCCGTTTGCTGCACGAGCATTTCCATTTCGACCGCCTGTGCATCAACCTCTATGATCAGCAGGGCGAGATGCTCACCTATTTCACGGCTGCCGAGGGCACCGTGGTCAGTACGCTTTCTCCGGTCCGTCCGGCTGAAGCTTCAAGCACGGTGGCCGGACACGTCATTGCCACACGCAAGCCGGTAATTATTACGGATTTCGCCCAGTATTTTTCCGAGTCCTCCGTACACCCTATCGCCGAAGCCGGACTCAAGGCCACCATGGCGTTCCCGCTGGTGCTGGATAACGAAATCATCGCCACCCTGCACTGCTCTTTTGCTGAAAAGCCCGATAATATTTATGAAATCACTTCGTTCCTGGTGGAACTTTCTCCCGTAATCGCCGTCTGCCTCGGCGCTATTCTCTCGCTGGAACATCTCTCGTACAACCGCCTGCGCATGCAGGATCAATTCTTTTCCATCCCGAGCAACGAAGAACGGGTCATCTGCCACAGCAAAGCCATGCGGGAGATAATGCGCAAGGTGGACGCGGCGGCCCGCCTGCATATCCCCATTTTGCTGCTCGGCGAGACAGGCACGGGAAAAACCCTGTTGGCCCAGGATATCCACCGCCGTAGCGAACGCAAGGAGCGGCACTTTGTCCGGGTGAACTGCCCCGCTCTGCCCCAGACTCTTTTCGAGAGCGAGCTCTTCGGCCATGCCAAAGGCGCGTTCACCGGCGCGGCGAGCAAGCGCGTCGGCCGCTTCGAACTGGCGCACAACGGCACGCTGTTTCTTGATGAGATCGCCGAGCTCGCTCCGGAAATGCAGAGCAAACTCCTGCAGGTTCTGGAAGAATCCAGTTTTGAACGTGTCGGGGAAAGCGTCCCCCTGTCTGTGGACGTGCGCATCATTGCCGCCACCAATGCCCATATAGGAGACGCCCTGGCCAAGGGCAAACTGCGGCCGGACCTGTTTTACCGGCTCTCACCCTGCACCATTGAACTGCCGCCCCTGCGCGAACGGGCCGAAGATATCCCCCCCCTGGTCACGGCTCTATCCGCCCAGGTCGCGGCCAACCACGGCCTGGCTCCGATCAAGTTCAGCCCGGCGCTTATGCACCCCATGCTGCGCTATGACTGGCCTGGTAATGTGCGGGAACTGCGCAACATTGTCAGCAGACTGGTCATTGGTCATGGTATTCACAAACAGATTGTACCGACTGATGTTGAAGCCATGCTTGAGGAAAGCCGTTCGCTTTTGCGCAGACCACAGAACCTCCTGCCGATCAGCCCCGGAGCGGAGGCCCTGCCGGAAAGCCCGCTCCGGCCGCACCTCCCGGCGACTTCCGCGCAGGCAAAAGACCAGCCGGACACCGGGAATGCGGCGCAAGATACCGACAACGGCACGCCGGAAACCCTGGCCGAGATGGAACGCCGCCATATCCGAAAAGTCCTGGCTCGTACCGGAGGCACTATTTCCGGACCGTCTGGCGCGGCCGCCCTGCTCGGCATTCCACGCTCAACCCTGCAACACCGCATGCAGAAGCTGGGTATTAGTTAGCCGGCACAAAGCCATCAACGGTTCTCATTATTGGGGAGCGTCTTAGCCTGGGCACGCTTACGGACGCGGATGATCTTCTCGCGTCGGCAGGCAAACCTGGCTTTTGTCTCTATACTTCGTCAGAGGGCCGATTTCCTTCGGGGCAGTACTTGAGTACAGCCCCTCGAAAACCGGCTCTCCTCCTCGTCTAAAAACAAAATACCGTCTTTTGCCTCCCGCCGCTCGAAAGTCGCCCTCCGTGTTAAGCGACACATAGAGTTAACGGGAGAAGCAACCGGGATATAGCGGTACTTAGCGGGATATAGCGGGATGGGAAGCCGCGTGGGGGAAAGGTATTCCGGAGCGCCGGGGGGAAAATCGGCAGTGGAATCCGAAAAACTAAACGACACTTAAAAACCCGAAAAACGGGCCTAAACGACACTTATTTCTGACGGCGCAAAACGCGAACCGTCACAGCGAACGGTATGACTACTGCTACACGGTCATGCCGTCTTTTGTTGCGTCCGCTCGTCATCTTTATGGACAGAGAGGGAAAGCTGGTGCTGGAGGTCCTCTACCTGGGACTCTAACAAAGCGTTTTCCATATTCAGCGCACCAATTTCTTTTCGAAGTTCCCTTTCGCGCTCGCTGGCCTCGTGGAGGCGCTCGCAGGCAATCCCCCACTGTTTTACCAGTTCGCGGCTTATGTACCGCAAATCATCGCATGAGGCGCATTCTGCGGCATCCCCCAGTGCTGGCGGCTGCTCTTGCTGCTCGTTATCGCCAAAAATAAGCCAATCGGCTGAAACGTGGTATTTATCGCATATATTGCGGAGAGTACCAAGGTCAGGCTGCCTCTTGCCCTTCTCATACATATATAGGGTTTGGGCATGGATACCCAGTCCCTCAACAAACTCCTCTCTGGATATTTTTCCGCGCAGCTGAGTAATTCTCTTGCCAATATCCATAAAACACTTCCATGCGTGAACAGTTTCGCAAACTGTTTTGCCCGAAGTGCGTCCAATCTACTGAATTAATTTAATAAGTCGTATGATTTAATTTTTTAACTGTTTTGATTAAATCGCTTGACTTTTTAAATCAAATGATTGAAAACGATCTTGCGAGCGGTTGATGGTTCATACTCTTGCAAGTCCAACATTACCCGCCTCGCGTCAGAGGGTCAATGCCGGGGGGCAGTCTTATTTTGGACGGCCGCCCGGCTAGAGTCCCAAAAATCGGACAGAGGCGTTCATGCATCAGACTTCCCTCCTCGATCTCGTTCCGCATTCGGGCGGCGGCACGTCCGGCCTGGCCGGGCTGATGCCCTCCATCCGCGCGGCCATGTACCGCGTGGCGGACGCCTACGGTCCGGGGCGAAAGATGTTGGCGGAAGCCATTTCCAAGGTGGCCCGACGAGAGGGCGTTTCCCTCGGCTCCACCGGGGCCAAGTCCGTATCAGAAGAAGTTTTGGACAAGTGGCTACAGACCGGCGCGCCGGGGCACGAGCCGAACCTCAAGGCGCTCCTGTGTTTCTGCATCGCCACACAAGACTTCTCTCCCCTGGAGCCAATCTGGAAAGCCTGCGGCCTTGCGGTCATCCCTGCGGACGACTTGCGGTACCTGCGTGTCGGAAAAGCGCAGGTACGGCTCCAGGAGGCCAAGGAAGAATACAACAAAGCAAGGGCTGGTCTGTAATGGCGCTGACGCGAAAGGAAATAGCGAGGCGTAAAGCTCTCGGCGCACACCGCGCGGAAGTGGCGCATCTCATCAAATACGAGATGAAGAAGCGCGCCGGGCATGACGGCCGGAGTCTGGCCAAAGTCCTGGGGTGCAGTGGGCAGATCGTATCGGCCACTATCCTGGGGAAGAAGCACAGCCCAACGGTGTTGGACGGGTTGAAGGGACTTGGGGTGCCGGAGTGGTATTTGTATGACCCAAGGGAGGGTGTGTGATGCACCCTAACATAGCGACAGTGAGACAGACATACACAACGAAAGAGCTTATTGAGATTTTGACGCTGGCAAAATCCAATATTCTTTTGCGCGCCCGTCGCGAATCCTGGCGCTCCCNCCCCCGCCCTGGCCGTGGCGGCGGCAACGAATGGCTCCTCGAATCCATGCCGGAGCCCACCCGCCTGGCCATTGCCGCCGCGCTCGTTGCCGTTCATGCAAAAGAACTTGACGAGGAACGCCGTAAACATTCTGTAAACACTTCTCTGGCCGCCCTGCCGCAGGAAAAACGCGAGAAGGCCGAAGCAAAAGCCGTGATAGCGCAACTGGCGCGGCGTTTTTTAAGCCTGTCCAAGTTGCAGCGCACGGCTGGTTTTGAGCTTTTCGCCATCCGCTACAACGCCGGAGAGATTGAAGCCCCGGCCTGGGCGCGGGCCACAATCCCGCACGTGTGCCGGGCTTCCCTGTTTAACTGGGAGAAAACCATTGCCGGCCACGGCACAGCGGCGCTTGCTGACAAACACGGCCTGCATCGCAGGGGCACGGGCGCAATGGATCAGGAGTACGTGCGCGATTTCTGTCTGGCCCACATCTACAAATTTCCCCATGTGGAGGCCACGGGCATCCACCGCGACCTTGAGGCACGCCTGACGCTGCAGGGCCGACCGGAACGGCTGCCGTCCCCGCGCGGCCTGCAGCGCTGGTACAAGGCCTGGAAAGCGCAAAACAAGGAACTGTTTACAGCCATCAGCAACCCGGATCAGTGGCGGAGCCTGTTCCGCGCGGCTTTCGGGGATGCGGCCGGACTGGTGGACCGCCTGAACCAGGAATGGGAAATGGATTCCACCCCGGCGGATCTGATTCTGGCCGATGGCGGGCGGCACACCATTGTGGCCTGCATCGACCTGTTCTCGCGCCGGGTCAAGTTCCACGTTTCCCGCACATCCTCCAGCCACGCGGTGGCCACGTGCCTGCGCAAGTCCGTCTCCTCCTGGGGCGTGCCCGAGATCGTGCGCACGGACAACGGACGCGACTACGTGGCCTGGCACATCGAGCGGGTGCTGCTGGACATGTATATCCTGCATGACGTGTGCGACCCCTTCTCGCCGGAGCAGAAGCCCTTTGTGGAACGGGTGTTTCGGACCTTCCTGCACGACAACATCGAGCTGCTGACCGGGTTCACCGGGCACAACGTGAGCGAACGCAAGGCCCTGGAGGCCAGGCGGAGCTTCGCGGACCGCATGATGAACCGGAAGGAACAGCAGACCGTGCAGTTGAACCTCACGGCCGACGAGTTGCAGCAGATCTGCGACCGCTGGACCGACGACACCTACATGCACCGTAAACACCGCAAGCTCGGCATGAGTCCCTACGAAAAGCTTCTGTCCTATGACGGGCCGGTGCGGCGGGCGGAAAACGAAGCGGCGCTGCGGATGCTGTTCCTGCCCTGCGCGGACGGCGACGGCACGCGCGTGGTTTCCAAGGACGGCGGAGTGCAGGCGTTCAACGACAAATACATAGCGCCCGAGCTGGCCCTGCATGTCGGGCGGCGCGTCCAGGTTCGCGTTGATGACGCGGACTACGGCCGGGTGCACGTGTACAACCTGGACGGCTCGGAATTCATCTGCGAGGCGCGGGGCGTCAGACACAGCGGCATGAGCGGCGCGGAAGTCAAGGCCGTGGCCACGGCTGCGAAGCGCTTGCAGCAGCAGAATATTTCCGGCGCGCGTTCCGCGCTGGCCACGCTGGCCAACGCTGCCGATCTCGACCAGATCGCTTACGAGCGCATGAAGGCCGATGCGTTGCGGGCGCGCCGGATCGAGGCGGAGCAGCCGCTGCGCGCCGAACTTATGAACATCCACAGTACCGGCGCTCTGGAAGGGGCGGCGGAAGCGGCAAAGTTGCCGGACTACACACCCGCGCCCGTCACCGCAGAGGAAGCGGCGGCACGGGAAAGAGCCCTGGCGGCTCTAGAACAGGCAAAAGCCGAACGTACTGCCGCCGTCCCCGAAGAAACGCCGGAACAACGGTGGGGCAAGGCTGAAAACATACGGGAGCGTGAGCGCCGGGGCACACACGTTGACCCGGAGGAAAAACGTTGGCTGACCAACTACGAGACCACGCCGGAACATGATTCGCAACGGCTCCTGCGGGAGTTCTTTGCGCCGGAACAACTCAGGGCCTGCGGATAGACCTGATACCTCTTTAACATACGGAGTAGCCTGATGGAACACATGCCTGTTTCTAGCGGCAAACTGCCTACGCGCAACGTGACTCTGCTTATGGAACTGGTGAGCCGTATCCGTAATCGGCCTGACAGCAACCTGCCCGGCATGGGGACCTTTTACGGCCCGACAGGATACGGCAAAAGCATGGCCGTGTGCGCCTGCGCCATCCCCCATCAAGCCTACTACGTGCAGATGCGGAGTGTGTGGACGCGTAAATATCTGCTGGAGATGATCATGTCGCAGATGAACATCGCGTCCGCGCGGATGACCATGCCGCAGATGCTCACGCAGGTAGGCAAGCAACTCAGCTTATCAGGCCGCCCCCTGATCATTGACGAGGCGGATCTGCTGGTGGGTAAGGGCATGATCGAAATTGTGCGGGATATTTACGAGAGTTCGCAAGGAACGGTGATCCTTGTGGGAGAAGAAAACTTGCCCGGCCATCTGGAGGTCGTCGAGCGGGTGCACGGCCGGATGCTGGACTGGGTGGCGGCACAACCCGCCGATATTGCGGATGCGCGGCTCTTTGCCGGAAAACACTGCGCGGGTCTGAGTATTGCGGATGATCTGTTGGAACGCATTCTGGAAGCATCGCACGGATCGGCCCGCTACGTCTGCACCAACCTTGTGCGCGTGGCTGAGTTCGCCCGTATGAAGAATCTGGAGGACTTGGACGCGGCCTTGTACACCGGCGCCCTGTTCACGGGCAAGGCTCCGGCCCGGAGGCGGGCATGAGCGGCAAAGCCGATCTTCCGCCCGGACGCAGGGGCGTGTGGGCGTGCATCCGGGCACTGCGCACCTTTACCCGGCTGGAACTGCGCCTCGCCGCCCAGCATGTCAGCAGAACAGTGGTGGATATCTATCTGGCTGAACTGGTGAAAAGCGGGAGGGTTGCCGTGACGGGAAGCGTCGCCGGGCGCGGACGCGGCCCTGCCAAGGTCTGCCAATATAGTCTGATGCTCGATTCAGGGGCGGAAGCCCCCCGGCTGAACCCTGACGGCACGGCAAAACCGCCCACCGCCCAATCCCTGATGTGGCTGATTATGAAAATAGAGCCGAGCTTTACGGCGCGGGATCTGGCGGCATTGGCTTCCACGGATGAGGTGCGGGTCAATGCGGAATCAGCCGGCGGCTACTGCCGTTACCTGCACAAAGCCGGATACCTGGCTCGAATGCCGGGCAAGGAGCCGCGTTACCGCCTGACGGACAACACCGGGGGACATGCCCCAATGGTGCAGAAAACGCGGGTGGTGTTCGACCCCAACACCAACGCGATCCGCTGGCATGAGGAAATAGAGCCGTGAACATGCTGGCCAAGGCAATAGCGGCTTGGGGTTCTCCCCTGCCGGACTGGATTAAAGCGCTGGCCGAAGCCTGCGACGACACCAGTCTGCGCAAAACCGCCGCCAGGATGGACGTCAGTCCGGCAATGGTTTCTCTGGCCATAAACAGAAAGCGTTTGTACCTGAGTTTCATCAAAGTCCGGGTTGAGAAACGACTCATGATCACAATGGTAGTCTGCCCGATCCTGGGCGTGATGGGCAGGAATGAGTGTTTACAGGAGCAGGCGCGGCCATTTAGTTCAGCGAACCCGCTGCGTGTGCAGCTTTTTAAGGCATGCCGCAACGGCTGTCCCTACTACAAGGAGTGTAAAAAATGAGCATTGCGAGACAGTTGGAAAACTCCGTCACCAAACTCCGCGTCCTCATCCAGCGCGGCAACGGCGACCTTCTGGAAGCTGGGCCCGCTGTTCTGGATGACCTGGACGCCACCATCGAACAGGTGCGCGGCCTGGAGAACATGGCCAACATCAACGAGGCGCTTTTGCAGGATTTTCAGAGCAAAGGAGGCGTCGATGACACGGCAAGTTATTAACGGCGTTGAATATATGCAGGACGGCACGGGTAACCTGGTTGCCGTTGAAAACATCCGGCCTATCGATCTCGCCGAGGACGAACTGGTGAAGGAAATCGCAGCCGAGGCCAGAAAGCTGCACATCAAGATGAGAGCCTTCAAAGACAGCATGATGGACGACATAGGGGCCTTCATCCAGATGTCCGCGGAAAGGTACGATGTCAAACTTGGCGGCACAAAGGGCAATGTCACCCTAGAGAGCTTTGACGGCCGCTTTCAGGTCCAGCGCCAGATTGCCGAGCACATCACCTTTGATGCAGGGCTCCAGGCGGCCAAGGCGCTTATTGACGAATGCCTGCGGGACTGGAGCAAGGACACCGGGCCGGAACTGCGCACCCTGGTGACCGATGCCTTCCGCGTGGACAAGCAGGGCAAACTGAACACCGGGGCCATTCTTGGCTTACGGCGGCACAAATTTGATGACGACCGCTGGCAGCGCGCCATGCAGGCCATCAGCGACAGCGTCAGGGTGACCGGAACCCGCGCCTACGTGCGCGTGTATGAACGGGACGAAAGAGGCGGCTATCACGCCATACCATTGGATATGGCGGCACTGTAAACAAAGGAAGAGTATGATGGAAAACATTCACGAACAAGCCTCCCGTCTGCTGGAACGCCAGACGGAAATTCAGGCCGATGATCCATTGAATAATGTCCGCAAGGAAGCTGTTTCCCACGTTCTTGCCCGTATCCTGGATGCTGAGGGCTTCACGCTTCTGATCACTTCCACCAAAAACGGCACGACATCTGCCCAGGCTCTGGCCGGAGGTATTGTTCCGAAAGCCGAAACCATGCGCGAGATCCTGCGTATGGCTGAAGCAACAGGCAAAGGATTTGGCCTGGATATGCAGTTAAAGCAGATGCCCTGCAACTGCCCGGAGTGCCAAGCGAAAAATGCCGCGCGTATAGTCCATTAACCTCAACCCCAAGGAGACAATCATGACCAAGGCGGAACTCATCAAGGCATTCAAGGAAGCGACTGGCCTGCCCGGAGCCCAGGCCGAGGAGTATCTGAACCGGCTCGGCGACATCATGGCCGCCGAACTGCTCGGCGGCGGCGAAGTGCCCCTGCCGCATATCGGCAAACTGGTGCTGAAAGCGACCGCCGCCCGCAAGGGTCGCAACCCCAAAACCGGCGAACCTCTTGATATTCCGGCAGGCAAAAAGGTGGGTATCACTTTGTCCAAGGATTTCAAGGAATCCCTGAAGTAAGGAGGCGGACATGGGACAACTGTGCGTGAAGTGCTCTGACTGTGAATCACAGTGCAGCGTGGTTATTGAGCGAAATGAATTGGAAGAGGACTGCATCACCGAAGGATTTCAACACACCTGCCCGTGCGGATGTACGTTTACCTTCGATGTGCATGTGGACGTGATGAACAAAGTAACGGTGTGAACGCGAAACCGGCCCAAGCGGGCCGGTCACGGAAGGGGTGGCTCCCCGCCGTCTGATGAGCGAAGCCGAAGGACAAAGCATGAATTTCAAAAAATATCCTGAAATCTGCGGCGAAAAAGGAACACGGTGGAACGGCGTTCAGGCGTTGGCAGATGCTTTGAATGAAGGTACCGCCCAACTTTGGCAAGTTGCGCAAAGCATGCCTACTGTGCAGGAGTTCCTCATCGTCGGTTGGGATGTTGTGCTCACGTTTCCTCGGCAGCCCGGTATTTTGTTCCGGGTGGGCTCGTTCCACGACAAAAAAACAGCCGAAGCCTGCATGACCACGGTTCTGGAAGCACAGGCCGAAGCCAAAACGAGGCGGAAAGCCGAAATCGCCGCGAAACGAGCCAGGAACAAGGTATACCGGGAAGAAGCGCGTGAGGAAATACGGAAACTGTCTGCCATGACACCAGAAGAACAAGGTGAGTATTGGGCGGAAAGAGCCCGGAAGCACGCTGAGGAACTTCGGAAATTTGAAGAGATGCGGGTATCGCGCCGCAGGGAACCTGTCGAGGGGTAGCTTGTATGGAATGGTGTGCCATTGCCTATATGCCGGGGTTTGAAATCAACCGCTCCGGAGAGGTGCGCAATGCCGGCACCGGAAACATTATTAAGCTGCAGCCGCACGTTGGAAGCCATGCCATTGTTTGTGCACAAGGCAGGTGCACAGATGGCATCCGGCGCTTCTCGCAGATCAACGTGCTTCTGGAAGAAACTTTCGGCCCTGGCGCGGCGCAAGCAGCCGGGATGTCCGCTCCAAATTGGGAGAGGGTGTCTGTGAGTAGAGAACGAGCTGAAAAACAGCGCGACCAGCCCAAGGTCAAGTCCTCTAAGAATACGCGCGCCTGCACGGACTGTGGCAAGCCGACGCCCAACTATCGCTGCGAGCGGTGTTGGAAAAAGCGCCGGGGCTTCGGCTTTGCGAATTCCGGCGATGTGCCGGAGATCTGCAGGGAGCGCCGGAAGAAAGCCGCGCCATACAGGCCCGATGTTTTCAAACCGCTGGCTCCCCGTCTGGCCCTGCCGGATCGGCAGGCTGAATTTTTTGCCAGGCAGCAGCAAACCCAGGAGAACACCATGACGAAACAGACCTATACGACCTCGGAACTGGCCGCAGCCCTTGGCGTGACCGTCAGGGATATAGCGAACGCCAAGTACAGTCCTGCCAAAAATCCCATTCCGGGCAGCGGGGTACATACAGTGCGCGAAGGCATGCGGGAAAAAAACATCACCTGGGAACAGGTGGTGTTGTCAAGGGGCGGCAGGCAGCCGGGAAGCGTCAAGGCTGCTCCTGTTGAAGCGAAGCCGCCGACCGTTGCGCCTGATCCGGCCCCCGTTCCGGTGACGGAACCGGCAAAACAGGATGAAAAATTCGAGCCCATTTTGCCCCCTGTAGAGGGCAAAACGGGGGGGGCGAACCCGCTTCCCTTGTCCCTGGAAGAACTTGAACTGGCTGTCCTGGGAATGGTCCCACTGGAACGGCTGCTTGGTGAAGTGAAGCGGCGGCTCGCCGGCGTGGTCACCACGTTCAGTCTGTAGGGAGCCCGGCTATGACCACCTGGATCATCGCGGCGTTTCTGTTTTGCGTTTTACTTTGCGCGGTACACGACTGAGATTTCAAACAAAAGCCCCCTGCTGCGAACAGGGGGCCAAAACGATTACTTGGAACTGACTATGCGTTCACGCACCTCCATAACATCCGCTTCCAGAGCCCAAAAGATAAGTTGGGCTCCGCACAGGCCCGTGTCGGAAAATGGAACATCCCGTCCACCGCACAGAGCTTCACGCATAAACATAATGATGCGTTGCAGGTCTTCCAAGGCATCTATGGGGCAGGAACTGGAACAGACTCTCACTTCACACCCCCTCGCAGATGACGTTCGGTCCGCCATCCTGGCGGCCGCACACCCCCAGGCCGAGCAGTGCGGCGTCTTTGAGCATGTAGAAGATTTTCTGGTGGCTGCAATCCATCAGCTTGCCGATCTCGCGCAGTTCAAGGCCCAGGCCCCGGTAGCGCAAGGCCCGGCGTATCAAGGCCCGGTAAGCGGGCGAATCCCTGCGCCGGGTGGCAAGGGCCTCCTTGCGGCCTGTCTGCCGCCCCTGTTCCAAGGCAGCCTCCCGCGCCAGTTCCACGGCGCGGGCCATCGCTTCCCCGCGCAACCGGCGCAACAGCAGAGCCACGCGGGCGCGGAACTTTTTGGCCTCATTGGTGCGGGCCAGCATGGAAAGGATGTAGACGCCTTCTTCGGTGAAAAGCCTTGTGTCATAGGCTTTTCCGTCAGTGGCGGTCAGTTTGACCGGAACTGCATACAGCTTGAGTTCATTTCGGTTTCTGCGGAAAAGACGGCCAACGGCTTCGGCGGGGTCACTATACCCCAAGTGCCTGCCGATTTCCTCGGCAGTGAACAGAATTTCACCATTTTTCTCTACGTAGGTAAGGCTTTCTCCGTTGTCGAACACGGTCAAAGATGCTATAGAAGAATTAGCCATGATACCCTCCTTCTAAGGGTGGTTGTGGTTAGGCTTGGCCGTGGTGTTCCACCACCCGGCCAAGCTGTTTATTTTTCCTCCCGCCAACCGGGAAAAGCTTTCTCCAAGGCTTCAAACAACAAATCCTTGAAAGTTTTCTTTTCCCGCACCGCAAGCAATTTTAGCCTGTGGCGCTCCTCCTCCGACATTCGCACGGTGATTGTTGCCGCGTATTTGTCAGGTTCGGCCTCTCGCATCGCACTTCCTTTTTTGACATCTTGTATTTTTGCAATCAAAGAGTCAAGCAAAACGACACTTATTTTTACCGAAAAAAAGCCCCGCGCGGCGGGGCTTTGGAGGACGGAACGGCAATCCGGGTTATGCCTCTACCGTATCTTCTTCCGGCATGTCTTTGTTTGCGGTCTCTTCTTCCAGGATGCGGGCCAGGATGTTGTCTCTCTCGCCGGCGGACAGGTTATCAAAGGCTTTGGATTCCAGATACTCTTTGGCTTCGGCCAGCATGGTCAGTTGCACCTTGTATCCCAAGGCTCCAACGGCTTTTTGCACCTGTTCCATATCCACAGTGAAAAATTCTTTGCGGGAGTTCACCTTGTTCAGCCTTTGCGGGTTGAAAATACGGTGCAGGTCGGCCTCCAATTTCACTGCGTCTTCGCTGTAGATCATGCCGTGCACGTCAAAGGCGAAAGGCACGGAGGCGTCTCCCAGTTCCTTGACCCTGTCCAGAGGCTCAAGCCTGCGGGTCATGCCGATTTTGAACACTTTTTCCCCAAAAGAGCCCGTATTGGACAAGATATACACATGCCCGCTACGCGTCAGCGAGGCCATAGACTCGGCCCGCCTGGCCTTTTCTTCGGCTTCGGCCAGCCTGCCCTGCAAAGCGGCGATCCGGCTTTCCAGCAGAGCCTTTTGCGCTTCGCTTATCTGCTGCGCGGAAGCTTCTTCCTGTGCCTTTTTCAAAGCCGCCTGCAAAGATTCCTCTTCCTTGGCCGCCTCCCGCAGGGCTTTTTCGTATTCGCGCCGGGCGCGTTCTTCTTCGCGCATGCGCTCCTTGATGGCCCGTTGTTCTTCTCTGGCTTTTTCCCGCAATTCCACCACCGCGCAGCCCCATTTGGCCTCTTCCAATCTGGCGGCCAGATATTCCGGCAAAATGCGCGCATCCCTGAACGCCTTGCCGTTTATATTCACCAGGGAGAAGGCGTCTTTTATGGCTTGCTGAAGTTTGCCGATATTGTCCTGCCGGACACTGGAGAGGATGGTGTCCACCTTGCCGTTAAAGGCGTCCACAATAAAGGCGATAGCGGTATTTTTGCGGTAATCCTCCACATAGTCGCACGTGGCGGCGTTGCCTTGCTTCACCAGATCGCGGGAGTAGTGGCGCGCTTCCTTCAGCGCCTGCCCGGCCTGTTCAAAGCTGAAGGATTCCGCCAGATCGTCCAGAATGCTCCGGGCAGGGAGCAGGTATTCATCGCCATATCCTTCCAGTACATTGCGCATAGCCTTGATGGCTTTTTCATAATCCAGGTTTTCCCGCACCTTGGCATGAAATTCTCCGGCAATTTCCTCGGCCTGTTTATGCGCCGCTTTGAGGATGGATGCGGCTTCCTCTCTTGCGATAAGCAAAACCTCCTCCGGAGAGCCCTGCAACACAGGCGCGCCCCCCGCCTTTCCGCCTTTGCCTTGTTTTTTTGCGGCGGCTACGATGGCGGCGGCCTCCTGTTTTGCCTCGCGGATAATCTGATCGGCTTTCTCCCGCGCCTGGGCTTCCGGTTCATCAACAGCAGCATAAGCCGGCGCGGCAACCGTCTTTTCCCGGCCGCCCTTGGGCCCCTTCCCCGTGGAGCGTTTGCGGCGCCACATAATCCCTGCTCCGGCCAGCAACAGCCCCACGACCAGAGCGGTCTTGTCGCCTTCAGCCGCCTGCGGGTTTTCTGTGGGAACAAAGCTGGCCAGCGCCAGCAGCACGCCGAGGACGATCAGCAGCCAACTAAAAAATTTTCGCACTACTACTCCCCTCCGAGTGTTCGCATTGTGGCAACTTCTATTTTGCGTGTTTTACATGGCAAAACACTCTCCACAATCCCCCCTCAAAAGTCAATGCAGGCCCCACATGGCAGAACAGCGTAAAAAATCCGACTCCATTTTGCTCCGCACAGAGGGCAAAATGTTCTCGCTGGAACTGTTCCCTTCCGACGAATGGCCGGAGGAGAACGGCGGCGAGGGGCTGTTCCGCGTGCGCATCAGTTCGTGGCCCGCAGGAGGCGGGGCGGCCGCGCAGCGGAGCGGGCGTATTTCGGATGGAGCCGGGGACCGCGCTCCCCGGCTCCATCCTGCCCGCGAGAGCGAGCGCCCCACAGGAAGTGGGGCCGAGCGGCATGTCACGGAAGTCTGGCACTGTCCTGTGGGCAAGTACAGCTTTCTCACGCGCGCGGCGATCGGCGAACTGGTGGCCGCACTACTGAACGATGGTGAGCTTCCGGAGGAAGAGCCCGCGCCCTATCTGCCTGAAAAGGCGGAAGTCCGCGTCTATCTGGAGAATCGCCCGTTCAATGAAACCGGCCATGTCCGGGCTCCGCCGTACCAGAAACGCGATGGCCGCTGGTACGTCCAGGTGTGGGTCCACAAACGGGGCGCCACAGAGTTTTGCTGCAACGATGTGACCTTGCGCAGGGTGCGGTAGGAGGCGTTATGGCCAAGATTATCCCCTTTCGTCCCCGATCCGCGGGTGGAACTCCCCAGGCTGAAACGGCGCACTGTATCGGCAACACCGTTGTTCTCCGCTTTCCCGGCGTTGAAAAAGCCGCTCCAGCGCCCGCGCCGGAAGAAAACATGCCTCCCCCGCCTCTGGTACCGACGCCTCCTGCCCGGAAAGAGCGCAGTCCCGGCAAGATTGAAGATCAGCGCAAGGCCATGCTGGCAAAAATCCATATTGCCACAGGCGGGCGGCGCGGGAAGCCGGGGCTGTTTAAGCTGCTGGAAGGGTTTAACGAGGATGTATACCGGTATACTCTTGGCGTTCGCTGGGGGGTGGACAGCGCGGCGGATCTGGACGTGCGGCAACTGCATGAGGTGCTGGCCTGGCTTGCGGAGCTGGGCTTTCAGTCCAGCCGTCCTTTTTATGCCAGGCGCGACTATCACCGATGGGGGCCGGACGCGCTGATCGCAAAAATTAACGCCCTGCTGGCTGACAGGCGCAAGCCGGGTGAAAAGTTCATCGGCATGGAATACGCCGAGGGCATCCTGAAGCGCCAGACCAAAGGCGAGGTGGACAATATTTACAAGGCCACACCGAAGCAGCTTCGCGCCGTGATCGCCGCCCTGGATAAAGATGCCTCGCGTAAAGGCCGGAGGCGGCCCTGATGTGGGTTTCCATGCCGGACCTCATAGAAATCCTTGGCCGGGACATGGCGAACACCTTGTGCGTCACTCGTGGCGGCGTGGAAATCTATGTACCCCATAACCCCAGCAGCGTCCACGATCTGGCGCGGATCGTGGGCCTGCGCGGCATGGAAGCCTTGTGCGCCGAATTCAAGGGCCAGTATATCATCGTGCCCAACGGCAAGCGGGAGCCGCACAAAGAGCGGGTGCATCAGTTGCTGTCGCAGGGCAAGACCAAGCGGGATATCGCCCTGGAGTGCGGGGTGACGGAGCGTTACGTTTATTATGTGGCCGGCATGGGTCCGAAGCAGGAACAGTTGACCTTATTGTAAGGTCAGGATAATGGCGCTATACAGCCTGCTCTCTCGCACCCTGAAACAGTTCAGGGTGAACCCCGAGGCCCTCCTTCTGTACTTCGGTATGAAAGGAGGGCTTTTCCTATGCCCAAGATGCCCCTGCCCGGAAAGAAGAAGAGTCTCACCGCCATTATAGGTTCAGCAGCGGCCGCCGCTCTTCTCGCCTTTGTTGTCCAGCACGAGGGGCTGGTCACCACCACCTATAAGGACGTGACCGGCACGCCTACGGTGTGCGTGGGCGAGACCGATCCGCAATACGCCATCCCCGGCGTGACCTACACCACCGAGGAATGCATGCGCCTGCTGGAGGATCGTCTGGCGGAGTTTGCCGAAGGCGTGCGCCGCATCACTCCCGGCATTATGGATGTGCCGGAACTGGCCATCCCGGCCATTGATCTGGCCTACAACATAGGGCTTGGCGCGTATGGCCGTTCCACAGCGGCCGGGCATTTCAACGCGGGGCGTTACCGCGAAGGCTGCAAGGCCATGACCCTCTATGTGTACAGCAAGGGCAAAAAACTGCGCGGCCTGGAGATTAGACGGGAGAACGAATACGAGCTGTGCATCCAGGGCGCGGCCATCATGGAGGCCCGGCAATGACGACAACCAATGCTGTAAAAATGGTCTTGCTGGGCGGGGTTGTTCTGGCGTGTTTTGGGGCGGCCTATTGGGTCGCCTACAGCGCCGGTTACGGCAAGGCCGAGGCCGAAGGCCGGGCATCGCTGAACGCCCTGAAGGTGGAGCGGGCCGAGGAACAGCGCCGCGCGGCCGAGGCCTACGGCGAAGCCCTGGCCGACATTCTTACCGAGTATCAGAACGAAGTGGCCAGGGGTGACGCCCTGGCCGTGGACCTGCAGCGCCAGGACCGCGAACACAACGCCCAAACCCAGGCCTTGCAAAGGAGAATCGCCCATGTGGCCCAGAACAGCACTGTTACTCTTGGCCCTGATGTTGTCCGCCTGCTCAACGAAGCAGCCGGGCTATCTGACGCTGCCCTGTCCGCAGCCTTATGCGCCCCCGGCGCTGATGGAGAGCCCGCCGCCCATCCGGCCCCTCGCGCCCGGATACTGGAAGGGGTGAACGAGGCTGATCTCATAGCCTGGTTCGCGGAATATGCGGAGCGCGCCCGCTGGCTGGAGTCCAGGCTTCTGGCCTGGCAGGCCTGGTACAGGGGGCTCAAAGAAGGGGAACAATCCAAGGGAAACTGATGAATTTTTTACAAATAATTATCGAACACTGGAACATCGTATCGGCAGCGCTTGCCCTTGTTGTCGGTTTTGCATTGTGGCACCTGTCGCAACGTTTTGTCAGCAAAAAGGAGTTTGAGACGGCCCTGGCCGACATCACCAAGCTCCGGGAAAGGCAGGAACAGGCCCTGGCCGAACTGAGCGCCAACATCCTCCAGTTGAACGCCGCCATCACCAATATGCCGAGTGTGGCGGCTCTGCACCGGCTGGAATTGGGGTTGGAGGAACTGCGCGGGCTGCAGAAGGAAACAGCGGCGCAACTGAAAGGACAATCAGCGGCAATGGAGCGCCTGAACGACAATTTTGACCGGCTGGTAATAAAACGAGGAGAAGCCTGATGTTCACCGCTGAACAGGAGAAAAAAATCGCTGAGAAGCGACGCTTGGCAATTCTCAGCTTTTTGGAGGACGAGCCGGATCTGCGCATGGGCAGCCACCTGCTTCAGCTCGCTCTGGAGGCCTATCTTATAAAAGGGGTGAACAGCGACGAAATTACCGCTGATACCGACTTTCTGCGCAAAGCCGGGTTGCTCACCCTGGAACACATCGGTTCCATGCCCGCTCTCCGGCTGACGCAGGCCGGCCGGGAAACAGCGAAAGGCACCCGCAAGGTTGCAGGAGTGCAAAAGCCTCCCCTGGATTAAATCATGACCAGAAAGAGCAGCATCAGAACCAAGTTGCCGCCGGAAATTCTGCGGGAACTGGATAAAAAGCTCATGCAGGGCGCGCTCACCCTGGACGCCCTGCTGGCCTTTATCCGCGGCAGGGTAAACGACCCGCCGAGCCGCAGCGCCTTGGGCAGGTATGCGGCCAGCTTCAACGAAACCGCCAGGGCCATGCGGGAAAACCGGGAATATGCCCGCCAGCTCGCCCAGGAGCTTGGTCCGGAAAGTCTGGAAGGCGATCAGGGACGGCTTCTGGTGGAAATCCTGCGCGGCCTCGTGTTTACAGCCATGCAGAAGCGGGCGACTGATCCTGACGCCACGTTTGACGCGGCGGAAGTGGCCAAGATAGCCCGCTCCCTGAAAGACCTCTCGCACGCCATGCATCTGGAACAGGATTTTGCCAAGCGTATCAAGGATGAAACGCGCAAGGAAGTGGAAGCGGAGATGAGGTCCAGGGTGGAGGCGCTCGGCGGCGCGAAAGAATTAAAGGGCCTGTCTGATGCCGAACTTGAAAAGAAAATTGCCGATCTCACAGCAAGAGTTGCTTGACGCGGCCCTGGCCGAGCGCGAGCTGCGCCTCCTGCGGGCCGAGATGGCCCGGCGCTCGTTCTCGGCCTTTGTTTCTTTCACTTTTCCGGGCTACGTCCATTCCGCTTTTTCCCTGGCCGTGTGTGAGGCCTTGGATCAGTTCCTGCGTGAAGCCCTGGCCGGGCTGCGTCCGATCCTGCTGCTTGGCGCTCCCCCGCAACACGGCAAAAGCCAACTCGTCTCCCGCCATTTTCCGCCTTATATTTTCGGCCTGTTTCCGGAACTTCGTATCGCGGCAGCCTCTTATGCCGCCGACCTGGCCAGGGACATGAACCGGGACGTGCAGCGCATCATGATGGATGATTTGTACCGGGCTGTCTTTCCGGGCATAGCCCTGAACCCCAGGCGCGTGGTCACGGTTGAAGGCCAGGCGCTGCGCAACTCCGACCGTTTCGATATTCCCGGCCACCGGGGCTATTACGTCTGCACAGGCGTGGGCGGGCCGCTTACCGGCAAGTCCGTGGATATCGGCATCATTGATGACCCGATAAAAAACGAGGAGGAAGCCCGCTCGCCCACGGTCAAGCGCAGCATCCAGCGCTGGTATGAGACGGTTTTCCTGACGCGCCTGTCCAAGCTGTCCGGGCATATCATCATGGCCACCCGGTGGGCGGTGGATGATTTGACCGGCATCGTGGCCAAGAACAACCCCAAAGCCAGGCTTCTCAGTTTTCCGGCCATCAACGGGGACGGGCAGCCTCTGGTTCCGGAGCTGCATCCTCTGGACAAGCTCCTGGAAACCAAGGCCTCGCTCTCGCCCTCGCAATGGAGCGCCCTGTATCAGCAAAGCCCGGTCCAGGAAGGCGGAAACATCTTCCAGGAGACCTGGTTCCGGCGCTGGAACCTGGGCAACCTTCCGGAGAGTTTTGACGAGATTATCTTCTCCTGGGACATGGCCTTCAAGGATACGGACGGGTCCGACTTCGTAGTCGGGCAAGCCTGGGGCCGCAAGGGGCCGAACTACTTTTTACTACATCAGGTGCGCGCCCGCATGGGCTTCACGGCCTCAAAAAACGCGGTGCGCACCATGTGCGCCCAGTTCTTCGGCATGGCCACCCTGATCGAAGACAAGGCCAACGGCCCGGCCGTCATGGATGCCCTGCGCGAGGAGATTCCGGGCCTTATCCCCGTGGAGCCGGACGGCTCCAAGGTCGCCAGGGCTTATGCCGTGACTCCGCTTTTCGCGGCAGGGAACGTATTTATCCCGGAAGATGAAATAGCGCACCCCTGGGTGCCGGACTATATCGCGGAGATGATCAGCTTCCCGGCCGGGCCACATGACGACCAGGTGGACTGCACCAGCCAGGCGCTCCGCTACCTGAAGGCGCACGGCTTGTCCGTGTGGGAAGCCTTAGCATGACAATGCGGCGTCTTTTCGCGTGATGCCGCGTCAGGCTGCGGCTTTGGCTCAGGTCATGGACCACAAGAGTCCACTCCCATCGCCAAAGCCTTGCCTTCCTTGCCTGACGCGAAAACCCGCCGCATTGTAAACAAGGAGTTATATATAATGGTACGCCATACACGCCCACGGCCCGCCACTGTGCCCACCAAGGCCAGGCGCACCCAGGACGGCTTTGACAATTTCGCGGCCAAGCTTGGCTTGGGGCAGGACAACCTTCTGGCCCGCAGCGGCTATGCGCCCGGCAAGTATGTGACCAGAAATCGGGACGAACTGCTGGACATGTACCGTACATCCTGGATCGTGGGCCGGATGGTGGATGTCGTGGCTGAAGATATGGTGCGCAGTCACTTTGATATCCAGGGGACTCTTGACCAGGGTGATGTTTCCGCGCTGCTGAAAGCCTACCGTGCCTGTGGGGTACCGGGGCGTCTTACTGACTCCATCAAATGGGGCCGTCTCTACGGCGGCGCTCTGGCCGTCCTGCTCATCGACGGCCAGGACACGGCCACGCCCCTAGATATTGCTACAATCGGCAGGGGGAGCTTCAAGGGCTTGTTCGTGCTGGACCGGCACGAGGTGAGCCCGTCCTATGAAAAAATACAGGAGTTCGGCCCCATGCTCGGCTATCCCTTGTACTACACAATTAATTCTTCGGACGCGCAAACCGGACTTGTTGTTCATCACAGCCGCTGTGTGCGTTTTTCCGGGGTAGAGCTGCCGGGTATTGCCCGGCGCGACAACCAGTATTGGGGCGATTCCGTGGTGGATCGGGCCTATGACCGTATCATTGCGCTGGATTCGGCCACGCACGGCGCGGCAAACCTCATGATGAAAGCCTATTTGCGGGTGATCGGCATTGATCGGTATCGGGAAATCCTGGCCGCCGGAGGCAAGGCCGAGGCCGCCCTGCACAAAATGTTCGCGCTGATCCGGCTGCTGCAATCCAACGAGGGACTCACCCTGTTGGATAAAAACGACACTTTTTCTACCCACGGCTGGAGCTTTGCCGGTGTTTACGAGGGGCTGCAGGCTTTCTCCGAGCAGATTGCCGGAGCCACGGGCATTCCTCTGGTGCGCCTTCTGGGACAGAGCTCCAAAGGTTTCTCAACCGGGGAATCGGACTTGCGTACCTATTACGACACGGTGCTGACGCAGCTTGAGGATGACAAGCGCCCGGTGGATACCGTGCTCCTCAACGTGCTGGCCCGGCATCACTTCGGCTATGCCTTGCCGGAGGACTTCGGCTTTGAATACCAGAGCCTGTATATACCCACGGAGCAGGAAAAAAGCCAGATCGGAACGTCTGACGCGCAAAACGTGGCCGGGCTGTATAATGCCGGCATCACTTCCAGGGCGCAATCTTTAGCGGCGCTGAAAGACGCCTCCCGCGTTTCCGGACGCTTTTCCGGCATCTCTGATACGGATATTGACGCTGCGAAAAAAGAAGATGCGGCCCCGCCCCTGTCTGAAGGAATGGCGCCTGGAGAAACACAGATTGAGGCGCATACCCCGCAGGAAATCAGTTTGAACGGCGCCCAGGTGACCAGCATGGTACAGATCGTCACCCAGGTCGCGGCCGGGTTGTTGCCCCGTGATAGCGGGGTGCAGATGCTGCTTGCGGCCTTCCCTGTTTCTCCGGAGCAGGCGGAAAACATCATGGGCGAAGTGGGCAAGAACTTCTCTGTGTCGGCGGCGGCGGTCGATGGCGGACAGACCTGATAACAAGTGGAAACAGCCCTGGGCGTGGGCGGATGCCGCCAAGGCCCGGGCTGATGACAATGCCTGGGGGCCATCGCGCGCGGCGGAGAAGTCCTACGAGCGCCAGCTGCTCAATCTCGCCGCGCAGATAGAGCGCCTCATCCGCTCCGGCGGGTCCCCCGAAGAGATCGAGCGCAAACTGCGTGAGTATGCGGACACCGTAGGCCCCTGGGCGCGTCAATCCGCCGCCAATATGATGGCAGGCGTGGACCGCAAGAACGTACAGGCTTGGTCCAGCGCGGCAAAACGCGCCGGGCTGGACATGCGCCGCCTGATGCATTCCCCTGGCGTGGGGGAAGCTACCCGCGCCGCCATAGAGCGCAACGCCGGACTGATAACGTCTCTTGTCACGGGCGCGGCCGATCAGGTAGCCGAGGCAGTGGCTTCAAATCTGGCTATGGGCTCCCGGGCCGAAGACCTGGCCAAGCGCCTGGAGGGCATAGGCCATGTATCGGCCTCCCGCGCCCGCACCATCGCCCGCACCGAGGTCAGCAAGGCCGGTACCGCGCTTACGATGGCCAGGGCCGAGAGCGTCGGCTCCACCGGCTATATCTGGCGCACGGCCAGGGACGGCGACACCAGAGCGAGCCACAGGGCGATGGAGGGCGTGTTCGTCAAATGGACGGAACCGCCCACCCTTGACGGCATGACCGGCCACGCCGGAGAATTCCCCAACTGCCGCTGCTACCCCGAGCCGGTTATCCCCAGGGAGGATGACGGCGGGGTGTACAAGCCGCCCCTGCAAACAGCCGCCGAAGCCCGGAACAGCGGGCAAAAAACGCTCTACAGCCAATGGGAAAGGACGGAAGGCAGCGCCGTTATCCCCCATGTGCCCGGCTCTCCCCTGGTCGGCGTGGATAGGGTCGAGTTTGACAAATACGGCAAGCTGACCAAGTATTCTCTGAATCCGGAGCATTCCAGGGGAAAAGACAAGGCCAGGGTCTGGCGGTCGTCCATCGGCGTCACCCAGGAACATGCGGACATGATCCACGACCAGGTCATGGCCTTTTTGCCCTATGCCGAGGCCGTGCCTGAATACAGGGACGGCTTCGGCGAGCGTTTCAAGGTACTTGTGCCCGTAACCGGACCCAACGGCAAAACCGTTGACGTGGTGACGGCCTGGATGTATGACACGGATAAGAGCACAGGCCGCAAGATTTCCGTGCGGCCACGGCTCATAAGCATATTTATACCGGACGACAGTCATGCCCGTTGACGGCTACAAGGAAAATGATGTGGTGCGTGTTACCCGTGCCCAGCAGGGGAAAGACCCTTATTTGGGCTATCCTGTTTCCGTGCCTTCGGACGCGACCGGAACTGTCGTGCGCGGCTTTCCCGGCGACAGTTCGTATGATGTGGAATTCAACATTCCCGGACAGGGCAGTACGTATTCCAGTTCCGTGCTGATTGTCCCGGCTGAAGACCTGACCCTGGTGGAGCGCTGGTCCTGAAAACGCCGCAAACGCCCCTGGTTGTCTTTTTATCGAAGGAGACGAACGCAGGTTGGTAAAATAATTTTACGCGCTTCGTAAACGGCCCGTAAACGCTTTAAAATCGATCCAGGCGCCAGTCTCCCACGCCGCCCTTTCTCCCCACCGCAAGCAATGCTCACCCTGAAATAGTTCAGGGTGATTTTTTTTTGTGCCCAGCGCTAGGTTTCCACCATGCGCTACTACACCACACACGATCTCTCCCCGCATATCCAGGAGACACCCGAAGGTTTCCTGCTCTGCTCCGGCGTGCCCATCGCCCGTACCGGCGTGCAGGAATACACGCCTGATGAGGTGCCGGTCGAGCCTGGCCCTGATGGCGTGGTGCTGGTGGTGCGCGAAGAAGCGGAGGTCTTTTCTCCCGCGACAATAGCCTCCTTTGAGGGCAAGAGCGTCACTCTGTATCACCCCGAGCCTGATCCCGATCCGGATGTGCCGGACGTCAACCCGGACAACTGGCGCGAACTGGCCCGCGGAGTGGCCATGAACGTGCGGCGCGGCGAGGGGAGCGAGGCGGATCTGCTGCTGGCGGATCTGCTGGTCACTGACGCCGAGGCTATCGCCGCCGTGCTGAAAAAACGGTTAAGGCAGGTTTCTTGCGGCTATGACGCGGACTACGAGGAAATCCGGCCCGGTGTGGGCAGGCAGGTCAATATCATTGGCAACCATATCGCCCTGGTGCCTCACGGCAGGGCGGGCGGGCGCGTGGGCATCAAAGACGCCCGGCCCGATAGCAAGGAGACAAAAATGACGAAAAAGACAACTGGCAAAAAAACCGGCTTTTGGGACCGTTTCACCAAGCACCTGAAAGCGGGAAAAACGACTGACGAGGCTGCCGCCGCAGCTGTCAGCGATGAAGCGCAACCGGAGTCGGAGTCGCAAGAAAATGCGCAGCCTGCCACGGACAGCGGCGACGATGCCCTTGCAGCGCTGACAGCCAGGGTGGAGGAATTGGAGTTGGTGGTACGCACCCTGGTGGAAGGAAAAGGCGCCAGTGATGCTCCAGTCGATACCGACGACGTCGAGCCAGAAGGCGCGGCGGATGAAGAGCCGGAAGAAGAGACGCCCTGCAGCACAAAGACCGGGGACGCCAGGCGGATGCGCGTGGCTGACGCGGCCGCAGTGCGCCGCGCGGTGACTATCTCTCCCGGTCTTGCCGCCAGGGTGGGGGACGGCCTTGTAGCCGTGCAGAAACAGTCCCTGCGCCGGGCCCTTCAAGATGAAGCATTGAAGGGTGTGGTGTCCGGCGTCCTCGCGGGCCGTACTTTGGACAGCCTGTCTCAGGCCGAACTTAACGCGGCGTTCTGTGCCACGGCGGAGGTGGCCCGGCACGTCAATAACGCCAAAACAGCGGATGGCCTGACGAAAGCTTCGGTGCGTGATTTTGGCAAGCAGACGACCCCGGAGGATATCAACGCTTTGAACGCACAATACTACGGGAGGAAATAATCATGCCCGCATATCTTGATCGCATGCCCACCGGCATTCCCGGCCGGGTCAGCCGCAAAAGCGGCGCTACTTTGGAGGCCGTTCTGCTCGGCGCCGCCATGCTCTTTGGTGCGCCGGGAAAAATCGTTGACGGCAAGTTCGTGCCCCTGGAATCCGGCGATGCCCCGAGCGTCATTTACGGTTTCCTGGCCAGTTCCTATCCGACCCAAAGCGACATGGCCGGCCTCGGTGGCGGTTCCGCTCCGGCGGACACGATGCAATCCGTCATGCGACGCGGCTACATGACTGTGAAGATACAGGGAGGAACCGCTGCCAAAAACACGCCCGTGCATGTAGTCGCGGGCAGCCTGACCGCATCCGGCGGGGCAGCGATCCCCGGCTGCGAGTTCCAGGGCGAGGCGGACGCCTCCGGCAACGTAGAAATCTCTTTCAATATCTAGGAGGCGAAAAGAATGGCTTTCAAAACATACGACCAGCGCACCATTGACTCCACCGGCGCCTTCTTTGTCGGTGAGTTGGAGCGCTTTGACAAAACCCTGCACGAGCCGCTCAGTTCGCAGACCTGGGGGCGGGACATAGACCTGCGCACGGACGTTTCCATCGGTGACGAAACTACCAGCTTTTCCCGTACCGACTTCGCGGCCGCAGGTTCTCCCAACCCCAACGGCAAAAACTTCCTCAGCGACACGGCAACGGATATTCCGGGCATTGAAGTGGACGTCAATAAGATCCCTTCTCCCTTATACCTGTGGGGTATGCAGCTCGGTTTTTCCATTATTGAGCTTGAGAAGGCGCAGCAGGTCGGCCGCCCGCTGGAACAGCAAAAAATGGCGGGCCTGAAGCTCAAGTACAACATGGACATCGACGAGATGGTCTATGTGGGCGACACCGCCGTGGGCAAAACCGGCCTGATCAATAACCCGGCCATCCCGGTGATGAACGTGTCCGGAGCCTGGGGCAACAACCCCGAGGTTATCCTTGAGACGGTCAACGATATTTTGAACGCCGCCTGGAAGAGCAGCGGCTATACGCTGTGCCCCACCCATCTCCTGCTGCCGCCCCGGCAGTATACTCTTCTGAACCAGCCGGTGACCTCGGCCGGGAGCCGGAGCATTCTGGACTATGTGTCCAAGGACTGCATGGCCAACGGCATCAACGGTAAACCCCTGGATATCAATCCCCTGAAATGGCTGGACAAGCGCGGCACGGGCCAGACCGGCCGGGCCGTGGCCTATACCAAGGGCGAGCAATACGTGCGCTTCCCCCTGGTGCCCATCAACCACACGCCGGTGCAGTACCGTGGCCTGCACCACATCACCACCTATTACGCCAAGCTCGGCGTGGTGGAGTTCGTCTACCCCGAAACCGTGGCCTATGCCGACGGCCTGTAAGGGGCGCTCATGTATACGATTATCGTCATTCATCCCTTTAAGTTGCGCCTGAACTCGGAAACTCCTGTGCGTGATTTCGCCGAGGGCGAGCACACCCTCAGTGAAGAGGAATATGGGCACTGGTTCGTCCAAAGCTGCATCCAGGAGGGCCGGGCAGCTCTGCCGGCTGAGGAGGGTGATGCACAAACGCAAGACGATGGCGCAAAGGACGAAGAACAAAACCCGCAGTCTACCGCGCAGTCTAAGAAAAAGGTGAAGAAATAGCCATGTTGAGCGTTGAGGGCTTCAGGGAATCCTTTCCGCATTTCACGGAGGCGCTGTTCCCGGATGGCCGGGTGCGGTTTTACCTGAAGCTGGCCGGGAAACGCATGTCGGCCGAGCGGTGGGATGATCTGTTCCCAGAAGGCATGGGGTTGTTTGTAGCGCACCATCTTACTTTGGAAGCGGAAGTGCAAAAGGCCACAGACGGCAGCGGCGGAATAAATGCCGCTGCCGGGGCTGTGGTGTCCGAATCGGAAAGCAAGACTGTGGGCGGGGTATCCAAAAGCAAATCCGTCACTCGCGCCGGGTCCGCATCTTCCGGCGATCCCTTGGCCGGACAATGGAATCTCACCATATACGGCCAGCAGTACTGGCAATTGGTGCAACTGGTTGGCGCCGGAGGCGCGGTGGTATGAAGCCTAATATCAGTATTACGGAAGTGCGGAATAACCTCTCGCAGCTTGGCAAGGCCATGCGGGCGCTGACCGAACAGGACGTGTTTATCGGCATTCCCGAGGATAAAACGGCCCGCGAGGCTGCGGGCGATACCGGCATCAGCAACGCTTACCTCGGCTATATCCACGAGCATGGTGTGCCGGAAAAGAACATTCCGCCCAGGCCGCACCTCATGCCCGGCATTGAAGATATCCAGGATGAAGCGGCGGATCTCCTTGAATATGCCGCGAAGCACGCCTTGGAGGGCAAACCGGAGGCTGTTGAACGGACTTTGAACAAGATCGGCATCCTTGGGCAGAACGCGGTACGGGCGCGATTCGTGAACAACGATTGGGACCCGCTGGCGGACAGTACCCTGGATTACCAGCCCTTGCGCAAAAACGACCAAGGTGCCGTTTTGACGGATAAAAAGGGTAACCCCAAGCGCAAGAAGTCCCGGCGCGAGCGGGAGCGGACAAATCCGCTCATCGACACCAGCCAGTTGCGCAAGGCATACACACACGTGATTCGCAAAAGGGGCAATACGGCCCTGGTGGTGACCTAATGGATGATCTGCTCGACATCATCACCGACCCGGACCTGGGCGGTTGCGCCTTTGAATACAGCCGCATCACCGAGAGCGTAAACGAGAAGGGCCGCGCCGTGCAGGCGGAACAAATATTTCCGGCACAAGGCAATATCCAGCCCGCACCGGGCAAGGAGCGGGAAGTGCTGGAGGATGCCGACCGCCTGAAGGCGACCATCCTCATTTTTACGCCCGCGCCCCTGACCGCCGGCGATCGTGTTTACCACGAGGGAGGTGTTTACCGGGCGGCCCTGGCCGAGCCCTGGCGGCAGCATGCCGGATTTACCAAAGCCATTGCTGTTTTGGAGTCGCAATGAACGAAAACAACACCAGCGCCACCGGAGGTTTTCTCCGGGTATCGAAGGCTCCCGGGCATACGGATATCGAGGACGTGCTCCAGGCGGTGATTGTCGGCATCACCGGGATCTGCGGCAAGCTGGTGCGTCCGCGCTGGCAGCAGTCTCCGCCTGATGAGCCGAGTCCCCAGGAAAATTGGTGCGCCTTCGGCATTACTCGCTTTGATCCGCACAACTTTCCCGCAATCCAGCATCACGCAGAGGGTTACGATGAAATAACGGACTACGCGACCCTGACCGTGCTGGCATCCTTTTACGGGCCGCTGCACATGGATTTTGCCCGCGCCTTTCGCGTGGGTCTGCACATAATGCAGAACCGGAAAATGCTGCGTGATCATGACATGGCTTTCATCAGGGCCGGGAGCATCGTCCCTGTACCGGCGTTGGTATCCATGCAATGGCGAGCCAGGGCCGACCTTACCCTGACCTTTCAACGCATGACCCGCCAACGCTACGCAGCCTTAAATTTACAACAAGTGAGCGGAACCCTTGTTTCCGAACACTCCCAAAACGACAATGTGCCTCTGGGCTGCCAGGCCTGCACACACGCCTGTTGGCGGGAAGCATAGGAGAGAACCATGAGTAGAGCCTTATCCGTGGACCGCGTTGTTCGCGTTACCGTCAACCTGCAACCCAAAGCCTCGGCCCGGCGCAACTTCGGCGTGCTGTGCATCGTGGCGGACGATTCGGCCATCGACCCGCTGGAGCGCATCCGTACCTACACGGGCATCAACGGCATTGCCGGGGATTGCGGGCTTTCTTCCAATTTCTACAAAGGCGGCGCGTTGTTCTTTTCCCAGGTGCCGCGCCCCTATATCCTTATGTTGGCCCGGCATATCAAAGATCCGACCCCGGCTTATCTCAAGGGGGGACTGGTGGCGGACGCGGATCTGGATGCCACGGCCTGGTCGGGCATCACGGACGGCTCCTTCGGCATCATTGCCAACGATACCGGCACCACGGTTTCCGGCCTGAATTTCAGTACCGCGACCAATATGAACGGGGTGGCATCCATCATCAGCGCCAAGCTGGAGCAGGATGGCGTGCGCTGTATGTGGACCGGTGAGGCTTTTGTTCTCTTTACCATCGACACCGGACTCGGCCAGGAGATCGGCTACGCCGGATCGGCCGGCGTAGGCACGGATCTTTCCAGCCGCCTCGCACTGACGGCAACCAGGGCCCTGCCCCTCATTTCTGGTATGGACGGGGAAACGCCACTGGAGTGTGTGGCCAGGCTGGCGGACCTCTCCGGCGACTGGTACGGCCTGACCTTTGCCGACGAACTTTCTGACAACGATCATCTGGAAGTCGGCGGCTTTATCGAAGCCAGCGCCAAAAGCCGCATATACGGAGCCACCATTACGGACAGCCGGGTACTCTCTTCCACGGTGGCCAACGATCTCGCTTCAAGGTCCAAAGCGCTCGCCCGGCAGCGCACCTTCCTGCAATACAGCAGGAACCCGCATGCCGTGTGTTCGGCCTTTGGCCGGGCCTTTAGCGTCAACTTCAACGCCAACCGCTCCACCATCACGCTCAAGTTCAAGCAGGAACCCGGCGTTGTGGCCGAAGGGCTGACTGAAAGTCAGGCAAACGCCCTGGCCAGTAAGAATTGTAACGTTTTTGTCAACTATGACAACGATACCGCCATCCTGCAGGAAGGCGTGATGTCCAACGGAGCTTTCTTTGACGAGGTGCATGGCCTGGATTGGCTGCAGAACGCCATTCAAAATGAGTGCTGGAACCTGCTTTACCAGAGCAAAACGAAAATTCCTCAGACCGACGCCGGCGTGAATCAACTCGTCACCGTTATCGGCAAGGTGCTGAACGAAGGCGTAAACAACGGCCTGATCGGCCCTGGCGTGTGGAACGGTGACGGTTTCGGGCAATTGGAGCGCGGCGATTATCTGCCCACGGGCTGGTACATCTATGCGCAACCTGTGGACGATCAGCCGCAAAGTGAGCGCGAGCAGCGTAAAGCCCCGCCCATCCAGGTGGCGGCCAAGCTGAGGGGCGCCGTGCACTTTGTAGATGTACAGGTAGATGTAAATAGATAAAGAGACAATCGGCTGGAACGCGGCTTGCGCAGGCAAGCTCCGTTCCAGCCGGGAAAGTAGAAAGTTCTGAGGAGTGAACGATGGGAGCGTATAGTTTTCTTGATGTCCAGGCATCCTTTGACGGGCCGGGCGGCAGTTTTCAGTTGGGGAGCGGCTCCGGCAACGCTGAGGAGGGTATCAGCATAGAGCCGGGCGGCGACAAGAACATCATGACAATCGGGGCTGACGGATCGGTGATGCACAGCCTCAGGGCTGATGCCTCCGGCACCGTGACCGTGACCTTGCTGCGCACCAGCGCCACCAATGCGCGGTTGCAAAATACCTATAATTTCCAGACCGCGAGCAGCCGCAACCACGGGCGCAACACCATCATCATCCGCAATCCGGTCTCCGGTGACGTTATCACCTGTACGGAAGTGGCATTCGCCAAGGCCATTTCCAACCCTTACGCGGTGGAAGGCGGAAAGCTGGTCTGGACATTTCATGCGGGCAAAATTGACAGCAAACTCGGTACCGGCACACCGGAGATATAAGGAGAGTATATGGAATTCACCATTGCCAATACTGTTTACCGGGCAGGCAAGCTGGACGCTTTCAAGCAATTGCACATCGTGCGTCGCTTGACGCCTTGCATAGGGCCTCTGGTGTCTCTTGCGGCTATCGACTCCGAAAAATTCAAGGTTGAAAAGGATGCCGCAGGCAAGATTATCAAGATCGATGGCGATTTCAACCAGGTAGCCGATCCTCTGGTCAAAGCCATTACGGCCTTGTCGGACGAGGACGTGGAATATGTTCTGAATGTCTGCCTGGAAGTCACCGAGCGCAAGCAGTCCGGAGGCAAGTGGGCGCCGCTGCGCGTAAACGGCGTCACCATGTTCGACGGTCTGGCACTGCCCGCCATGCTCCAAATCGCCTATCACGTCATCCTGGAGAACCTGACGGATTTTTTCTCCGGCCTGCCCTCCCTTTCCGGCCTGGAGGGCTTCATGAAGGCAAAGGGGTTGCTTGGGTAAGCCTTCCGGATGGGCAGGACTACCTGCTCCGCCCGGTGCTGCACGGCATGTGCAGGTATGAGAGCCTGAAGGACGGAACCCTGTCCCTGTTTGACGTGGCTCTTATGAACGATGCGCTGGATGTGCAGAACGAAAACGAGCGTAGATATTTGCGGCATAAGGAAAAAAATTAACCGGCTGGAACGGAGCTTGCGAAGGCAAGCTCCGTTCCAGCCGGAAAAATAAAAAGTCATAATGATGAGCGCCGGGTCTATTGTCATAAAGGAGTTTCTCGCCTCTGTCGGTTTTCGGGCCGATGAGAAGAGCCTGAAATCTTCCCTGGCCAAGGTGGCAGCCTTTGGCGTGGGCGTGCAGGCCGTGGCGCTCGGCATTTATGCGGGCATCACCAGGGTGGCGTCCGGCGAGGCGCAACTGGCCCGGCAGGCGGAGACACTCGGCACTACATCGGACAAGCTCCAGGAGATCGGCTATGTGGCCGAGCAGAGCGGGGTATCTTTGGATGCCGTAACCCAAAGCCTGGAAAGGATGGTTCGCAAAAATCCGGGCATCAAAAACACGGTCGAGGCTTTGGAACAGGCCGGCGATCGTATGAAGAAGATGAACGCGGAACAGCGCCTGGCCTATGCCATGAAAATGGGCATCGACACCTCGCTGATCCCGGTTCTGATTAAAGACGCCTCCACCCTGAAAGACGAATTCCGGGCCATGTATGCGGTGGCGGGTATGGACGCCAAGGCGGCGGGCGAGGCCAGCAAGGAGTTCATGGGGGAAATCGGCAAGCTGACCACGATGGTGGGGCTCCTGGCCAAGGGCGTGTCCCTGGCCTTCATCGGCCGGATTCGCCATGACGTGGAGCATCTGCGCCGCATGATTGTGGAGAATTTCGACAAGATCAAGCGCGTTCTGGAGACCATGGTGCGCGTCGTGCTGCGTATCGCCGCCGTGATCAGCGCCTTTGCCTACCGCGTCATCAAGTGGGTTTCCTCCCTGGTGCAGTGGTTCGACAAGCTGGATGACGGGCAGAAAAAGCTCGTTGTCGGCGCGGGACTGTTACTGGCCGCATGGCGGCTTCTGAATGCCGGATTCCTGGCCACGCCGATGGGCATGCTCATCACCGGTCTTCTGGCCATCGTCGCCCTAGTGGACGAATATCTCACCTATATGGAGGGCGGAGAGAGTTACTTTGACTGGGGGCCGTGGGCAGACAGCATTGAAACGGCGCGCCGGGCAGTATCCAGTGCCATTGACGCGGTCAGCCGTTTTATCGCCAACAATCAGGAACTGCTCACCGCTGTCGGCAAGGGGGTTGGCATTGTTCTCGGCCTGAAGGCGGCACTTATGGGCGTGGCCGGAGCGGGCGGTCTTGTGGGCTCGGCGGTAAAAGTTCTGTGGGGGATACTCCGGGCCAACCCCCTCGGGCTGATTATCACAGCCGCCATGCTCATTTACGAATATTGGGAGCCCATATCCGACTTTTTCAAAAATCTGTGGGCGGGTATTGCCGAGAGCTTCCCCAACTTCGCGGCTTGGGCGGAAGGTGCGGCCGGGGCCATAACAGGCATTTTGGGCAAGGCTATTCAATGGGTCAAGGATAAGCTCGGCGCTCTTTTGGAATTTATGCCGGATTGGATCAAGGACAAGATGGGCCTGAATATCAATATGGCAGCGGAATCAGCGCAGGCCATGCAAAATGTTGCCCTGGCTCCGGGCCCGGCCGCTACGGCCAGTATGGACGACTCCAGCGCCAGTAATGTGGAATTGAACGCCAAAACCGAGATTCACATGCACACTTCCGATCCGGTTGCCGCCGGCAACCAGGCTGCGGCCCGGCAGGCTCAGGTCGGTGCGGACCTGGTCCGGCATACCAAGGGAGCGGTGAAATGAGCATTCTTTCGCAAGTGAGTGGCGGTCCGGTACTCATCCGGCCGCGTCGCAGCATTGGCGGCCTGTTCCCGGATATAGTTGTGGAAGAACAACACGAAGATACCCTGGAGATCACCGAGCACCCGGTGGAACAGGGGGCCAACATCAACGACCACGCGTTCAAGAAAGCGGAGTCGGTGACTATCCGGGCCGGGGTGTCTGACGCTTCCAGCGTCCTCGGCGGTGAAAAGCCGAGCACGGATTTCTACGAAAAGCTGCTGGAACTGCAAAAGAAGCGCGAGCCTTTTGACCTGGTGACCGGCAAGCGCCTGTATAAAAACATGCTGCTTGAAAGCCTCAGCGCGATCACGGACCAGGCTTCCGAAAATTGTCTGATGTTTACCGCCCAATGCCGGGAGGTGATTATCGTGAAAACGCAAGTCACGTCCGTGCCGCCGCGCAAAAATCACGCGAGCCCAGGCAAGACGGGCGCGACGGAAGATAAGGGGCAGAAACAGGCCCAGCCAAGACAGGGAGTGATCGCTGCTGGCGCGGGCGGCGGGCGATATAAGCGTCCAGGCGGAGCCGCGCCGGGATACGGAGGCTGATATGTCCGCCTGTTACACCATCCCCCTTAACCCCGCGCCGCAGAGTTTCGGTATCACCCTGGCGGGCAAGGAATACCGCTTGACGGTGCGCTGGTTTGATGCGCCGGAGGCCGGTTGGGTCCTGGATATTGAGGAACCGGACAGAGCCGCGCTCATCGTCATGGGTATTCCGTTGGTGGCCGGTTGCGATCTGCTGGAGCAGTATAGCTACATGGAGTTCGGCGGCGAATTGTGGGTTGAGGGCGAACTGCCGCCCACCCTGGAGAACCTGGGCGTCGAGACGGAGTTGGTGTTTATCGTGGAGGAAAGCGCATGAGTGCGCAGAACGGACATGAAGAAGGGTTGCAGTGGCTCCGAGCCTGTTCTCTGGCCGTTGTCGACAAAAGCGGCAAGGGGCTCTCCTTAAGCGAACTGCGCATCGTGTTCAAGATCAGCAAGGGCGAAACGGAGACGCCTAATTCCGCCGAAATCCGCGTGTACAATTTGTCCGAGGCTACCATGAGCCGGATGCGGCGGGAATTTACCCGGGTAATCCTGCAGGCCGGATACCAGAGCAATTACGGCATTATCTTTGACGGCAATATCCGGCAGACTCTCCAGGGCCGAGAAAACGGCACTGACACTTACCTTGATATCATCGCGGCGGACGGCGACAAGGCTTACAATTTCGCCATCGCCAACGCTACCTTGGCTGCCGGCAGCACCCCGGCCGACCGTGTAAACGCCTGCCAGCAGGCTTTTGCCGCCAAAGGCGCCGGGGAGGGACACGTCCCGGATCTTGGAGGCGCGCGGCTGCCGCGCGGCAAGGTTATGTACGGCATGGCCAGGAAGTACATGCGTAGTGAAGCGGAGAGCTCCGACTGTTCGTGGAGCTTCCAGGACGGCAAGATGCAGATGGTAAAAAATGACGGATACCTGCCGGGTGAAGCGGTTGTGCTCACCCATGAAACCGGCCTGGTCGGCACGCCGGAGCAGACCAGCGATGGCATCACGGTACGCTGCCTGCTTAACCCCAAGCTGCGCATTGGCGGGCGCATCAAGCTGGACAACAAGAGCATCAAGCAGGCCAAGACGGACCTCAAGGCCAGTTCCAAGCAACCGCCCAAAATGGATAACGACGGCTTTTACCGCATTCTCAAGGGAGAGTTGACCGGCGATACACGCGGGACAGACTGGTACGCCAACATGGTGTGTATCGGCTTGGACGATACCTCCGGCCTGCCGCTGGATAAGGTGAAGTAACTATTTCTTCGTTTTTTTGTGCAGCCGCTTCCTGATCTTTCTTAATTTGTGCGGCTTCAGCAAAGAGTAGGCTCAGTGCGAGGAAAACAAAGATGCCAACAAAGATGAGGAGCTCCAGCAAAAGGTCTTTGCTAGGGGTCTTTGTAAAAAACACCAGCATGAGACCTATATATCCTGCGGCACTAACTTGCGAGAGCCAATTGGCATAGTGCGTAAGAAAACCTGATGCGTGCTTAGAAACCAGCCAGGAAACGAAGCACCGACGAAACCTTCTGGAAAAGCAAGCCAGAACAAACAGCGATAAAGCCAGAAAGAAAACCCACAACAGAAAAGTAAACATATCAATTACCTCCCTTGGAGCAGTGATGGACAGACGTGAACGTATAGATGACCCCATAGAAGCCACCCGGGCGGCCTTGGACGGCAGACAGGCCGAGATATGGACTGCGCTGCCCGGTATCATCGAGAGCTTTGATCCGGAGGCCATGACGGTCTCCGTGCAGCCTTCCGTCAAGGGACAGGTACAGGATGAAAAGGGCAACACCACAACCGTCAATCTGCCTTTGCTGGTGGACGTGCCGGTGGTCTTTCCCTGCGGTGGCGGTTTCATCCTGACATATCCCGTTAAAAAAGGCGACGAGTGTCTGGTGATATTCGCCAGCCGGTGCATTGACGGCTGGTGGCAGAGCGGCGGTGTCGGCGGTACGCCCGATGAGCGCATGCATGACCTTTCGGACGGCATCGCCATCGTGGGGCCGCGCTCCCAGGCCCGCAAGCTCGACCCCGCGGTTGACGCGGAGAATGTCCAGTTGCGCACGGAAGACGGCGAGGCCCACATCACCATGATGTCGGATTACACCATTCAGGCGAAGAATCCATTGGCCGGTTGTATTATCGGCAGCGACGGCATGATTGAATTTTCCGGTACCGGCATCAGTATGGCCAACAAGGACGGAGGCCCGACAGTAGCGAAAGTTTCAGGGCGAATGACAGTTGATGAGCTAACTTCCGGAAATGTGGATTTTAACACTCACTACCATGAATGTCCGCATGGTGGACGGACCAGCGGGCCGAAGTCATGAGGTACCGCAGGCTCGACAATAACGGCGACATGGTCTTTGGCCACGGTGATACCGCCTATTTGAAGGACAGCCCGGAGTGTGTGGCACAGGCTGTTGTCACCCGGCTAGGTCTCTTGCGCGGTGAATGGTTTCTGGATCTGACCGAGGGCACGCCCTATGTCCCGGCCGTTATGGGGAAGCATACCGGGGAAAGCTACGACTTTGTCATCCAGCAGCGAGTGCTGGAGACGGAAGGCGTCACGGGCATAGAAGAGTACGAGAGTATTTCTGACGGGGAAACCCGCAAGCTGACCGTAAACATTCGCATCAATACTGTTTACGGCCAGGCCACGATTCAAGAGGTGATGTAATGGCTATCAAAGCCACCATAGACGAGAACGGCATCCACGTTCCGAGCTATCCGGAAGTGTTAGCGGATTTGCAGCAAGAATACAGGGCTATCTACGGACAGGACACCTATCTGGAGCCCGACTCCCAGGACGGCGCACTGCTCGCCGTGTTCGCCTTGCGTTTATACGATGCGTATACGCTGGCCGCCTCTGTTTACAACGCCTATTCCCCGGCCACGGCGCAGGGGGTGGGCCTTTCCAGCGTGGTAAAAACCAACGGCATCAGGCGGGATAAGTCCAGTCATTCATCGACGCCGGTGCGCGTCATCGGCCAGGCCGGCACCATCATCTCTAATCCCAGAGGCGTGGCCGCGGATGATGCCGGGCGCCGCTGGCTGTTGCCGGAAGAAGTTGTGATTCCGCCGGAAGGGGAAATCACGGTTACCGCCCTGGCGGAGAAGCCGGGCGATGTGCGGGCCGCAGCCGGAGAAATCAAAAATATTGCCACCCCCAGGCGAGGCTGGCAGGCGGTAATCAACCCGGAAGCGGCCACGCCGGGGGCACCGGTGGAACAGGATGCGCGGCTGCGCAGGCGCCAGTCCATCAGTACGGCCCTGCCGTCCCTGTCCATTTTTGAAGGAATATGGGGTGCCGTGGCAAGTCTGCCGGGTGTCAGTCGTTGCAGGGGGTACGAGAATGATACGAACCTTCCTGATGAAAACGGCATCCCGGCGCATCATATCTGTTTTGTGGTTGAGGGAGGCAACATTAAGGCTATAGGCGAAACCATCGCCGTCAAAAAGGGTCCCGGCTGTGGAACTTACGGAACCACAAAGGTTTTGACGCGGGATAAACACGGCGCACCTTTGACCATCGGCTTCTTCATATCGGCTGATCAGGCTGTGGCCGCAGCTATCCGCATCAAGCCTTTGCCCGGATATCTCTCCACCTCCGGGCAGACCATCCGGAAAAGCGTGGTGGACTATATTAACAATCATGAGATCGGAGAAAACGTCTTACTTTCCGACCTCTACACGCCCGTGAATGCGGTCAAGTTTGACTCGGGGCGGCGCACCTTTGATGTGACGGAGATCCGGATCGGGCCGAAGGGCGGACCGCTTGTCGCCGCCAACATGATAGTCGCATTCAACCGTGCCGCGACATGCGCTCTTGAAGACGTGGAACTGTTGGAGTTCTAGCCGTGGCCGTTGACGATTATTTGAAACTCATTCCCTCGCAACACCGGAACAAGCCTCTGTACATGGCCACGGTGGAAGCCCTGCTCCGGCCTGTGGACGGCATCGCGGATGCGCTTGAAACCCTGCGCACGGCCTTTGATCTGGACACGGCCGTCGGCAGGCAACTTGATGCCGTGGGTGTGCGTGTCGGCCGTACCCGGCATCTGCATACGCCGCTTACTGGCGTGTATTTCAGTTGGAATACCGAGGACGTGGGCTGGAACGAGGGGGTCTGGAAAGGACTCCACGATCCGGAAAGCGGGCTCCTCTCCCTGTCCGACGACATTTACCGGATGCTTTTGAAGGCGAAGGTGGCCGCGAACAGATGGGACGGCACCACGCCTGGCGCATACGAAGCGTGGGAAGTCGCCTTTGCCGATCTCGGCAGCATCATCATGATCCAGGACAACCAGGACATGAGCATGGTGATAGGCGTCGCGGGCATGCCGCTGAACGCCGTTTTTGAGCAGCTTCTGCTGCAACAATATATTCCGCTGAAGCCGGACGGTGTGCGCATCAAGTGGTATGCCATCACCCCGGACGGCGGGCCGCTGTTTGCCTGGAATTGTGACTCGCCGGCGCTGGCCGGATGGTCTGACCAAAACAAGAAAGAGGGCCGCTGGCCAAACCGGCTGACGCCCACGAATCAACAAGGAGTGTAGTGATGCCCCTGATAGAAGGCGCGATAAACGAGATAATGCCCTTTGCCGAGGAAGGACTGGAAGCGGCCGGGGATTTGCTGTCCCTGGAGGACTACAAGGCGCACCCGATGCGTGCGCGCGGCCACCTAGCCGGGTTAGCCTTGCGGGAACTGCAGAACCGTGCCTCCAGGCAGGCCGCGCACATGGCCGCCGGCGCCGCACAGTTCCTGGCCAACAGGTGCGCGCCGGGTATCAAGGATGATGGTGACTTGGATAAAGTGGAAGCGGCGTGGTTGGAAGTAATCACGGGACTGATCGCAACGGCCCCTAACAAATACACCCTCTGCGAATTCTACTACTTCCGCCACCCCACCCTGAAGCCCGGTTTCCAACCCGCACAAGGCGGCCTCCTCCCCAACGCCGCCGAACTCTACCCCGAAGCCTGGGCCTATCTGCAAACTACCGAAGGACAACTCCTCTGCAAAACCGAGGCCGAATGGCAGGCCATGACCACCGCCACCTGGGCCACCCTCGCCGACGGCGCCAAAGTCGGCTGGAACGGCATCGGTGGCGCTCCCTTTTACGCGCCTAACACCGCCACCGGCGCACTGCGTCTGCCCGACCTGCGCGGCATGTATGCGGAAGCGGCCGGATTCGACTCTCTCGGCGTGGGAGGCGTGCACGGGGATGGGATCAGGAATATGGTTGGAACAGTCCGTTTCTCAGGCATGTATGCTTCAAACGCATCAGGGGCCACAAGATTGATTGTTTCAGGCGCTTTTTCTCCAGGAAACGTACCGACACTTGGTTCCCTATTTCAGGCGAATACTTCTGCTACGCAGACAGAGCAAACACACGCAAATTTTTCTGCCGCTAACGTAGTTCCCACTGCCGCAAAAAATCAGCCCCGCGCGTGGGGCGCGCTGGCCTGTGTTTATTTGGGATTGCCCGCATCATGACGTTGGGAGGCCGAGGTACACGCAGGCGAGGGCTCCCCATGCGCGGGGCTGGACTTTATTAGAGACTGGGTGGACGCGGGAAATATTGATAGCAGCACGGTTGCGGACACAAGCGCCGGGGCCAGTGGCCGCAATTTCGCCGCTCACTCTTTCATCATACATGGAACCAGAGGAGACAGTGCCCGCGCCGCCCTGAAGGTAATTCCCCGCATGCCCGACTATAGGCCTAATCCCATCCCCGTGCACGCCTCCCACGCCGGGAGATGCGTAAAACGAAAACCGGATTTATTGAACAAACCCTAACGGAGCCCGAAGATGGAAGTCCTAAATAAACTAAAGCAGTCCGAGGCACGGCCCATTGTTCTGGCCTTAATTGAGTTGTGTGAGGCCCAGGACCGGCTGAATACGACCATTTCTGCCGGGTGGGCACAAGGCATTTGCTTTGACGATCTGATCACCATCCCCCGCGAAAAGATGAACGAGGCTGGTCAGATGCTTTCGGATGAACTCAACGCTGCCCTATCGGCTGTCAAAGAGGCTGAGGCGAAGCTGGAAACCGTACAATAAAGGAGTAAAAAATGACAAAAGTATACCTGTATGACGCCTCCGGCTACTTTGCCGGTGTGGATGAAGACCACGGCCTGTTGCCGAACAACGCCACGCGCACGGCACCTGAAGTGCTGGAAGGTTTTATCCCTCGTTGGAACGGCGAGGCCTGGGAACAGGAGGAAGACCATAAGGGCGAGCAAGGCTGGGTGAATGGCGAGCCCCACACCATCATTGAATACGGCCCGCTGCCGTCTGGCTGGTCTGCCGACCCGCCCCCGCAACCCTTCCACCCTGGTCCGGACTACGATGAGCAGGAAGATGGCGCCTGGGTACGCGTCCGGTTTACCAGAAAAGACTTTATGCTGTGGTGTGGTCTGGACAAGCTGATTCTGATCAATGCGGCGATTGCCGAGGGCAACCCCACAGTCAAAACCGTGCATGACCTTCTGATGGCAGCGGAATTTATCAGCATCAAAGACGCGGACACGGTGCAGATGGCGTATCTTCTGGCCACGCCTGAAGGCGGGAGTATTTTGACGCCTGCTGATGTGGCGCGGATTCTTGCAGGACAGGAATACCGGGAGCCTGGGGCAGCCGCATGAGTTGGCCGAGCCGTCCAAAGGCTTTTCTTGTCGGTTTTGACCAGTGGATTGCGGCAATCCTTACCGGCTGGCCTGACGCCACGCTGTCCGCCTGGGCGTGGGCATGGGAGCGTGACGGCAAGTGCCGGTGGCTGCGGCCCGTCATAGACGCCATGTTCTTTTGGGATAAGGACCATTGTCGGGAGAGCTATCGTAATGAGCTTGAGGGGAATCAGTTGCCGCCGGAACTTAAGGTTCCGTTGGATGATTTATGAACTGCCCTCATTGCGGGCATCTATGCATTTTTACTGATCAGGGCTGGTACTGCCGCCGCTGCCAAGAGTTTGTGCGGTAACTGACTGACGCTCTTTGACAATAGAATAGTGAGTTTTCTTGAACCCCCGGCGTGGGAGATGTCGATGGGGACCGGGGTCGGCGTATAACGGGGGGATTTTCCATTGGCCTGACCGGATACTCCCACAGTAACGTCGACGTTGCTGATGGGGCATTTTTGAGAGCGAATGCCACCAACGTTAATATGGTGACGATAGTTGGCAACCCAGTGCAAATTTTTACTCGGGCAGGTCTTGATTCCTCTCGCGTCGTTCCCGCCGGCTCTCGCTTTGCCCCGGCCCGCTGGGGCGCGCTGGCCTGCGTCTATCTGGGAGCGCCCGCATCATGACGCCGCTTGTCCGAGGTATACACACGCGAGAACGCCATAGCGGCGTGGGGCAAAGGCCGGGCCGATTGGAACTTGTAATGATGAATCGATTGAACGCATATTCATGTAAATCGTTGTGCCCGCAGTGGAAAAGATTGCCCCATACGGATTTGCTCCTGTATATAGTCCCCCATCAGTTGTGGAACCGACAGTTCCGCCTCTACTATTGGTGTTAACGCGTGCATCGCCGGTTGGGCCTGTGAGACGCCGACCCCGGTCCCCATCGACATCTCCCACGCCGAGAATGCTGGCCCCCCCCGGCGATAAGCCTCCAAAAAGGAGGTTTATTTATGGCACAGGCTCTTTTTCACGTTGTGGCACGGGAATGGTGGGAAAAGTTTATGCTACGCGGTTCCGTACCCTATGCCCTGGAGTGTTGGCGACGGCTGGAGCGGGAGGTTATGCCCGAGATTGGCCACAAACCGCTTGCAAAAATCACCGCGCCGATGATCCTGACTATACTTCGGCGGATTGAAGCGCGCGGCACAGTCGAAACCGCGCACAAGGTCAAAGCGCATATTTCACAGACTTTCCGCTACGGCATTGCCTGCGGCCTGGTTTACGCCAACCCGGCGCGAGACCTCTCCTGGGCTTTGACGCCAAAAAATCCCAAGCCTCGCGCTGCCATCACGGAGCCCCGCCTGGTGGGGCGGCTGATACGCGACATTGATGCCTTTCGCTCCAAGAAACGGCGCTGTGCCTTGAAACTTGCAGCCCTGACTTTTGTGCGGCCGGGCGAACTGTGCAAGGCGGAGTGGGACGAAATTGAAATGGATACGGCTATTTGGCGCATTCCTGCCGCAAAAATGAAAATGAAGCGGGCGCATATCGTACCCCTGGCCATGCAGACATTGGGGGTTTTGCGTGAACTGCGTGCGTTGACCGGCGAAACACGCTGGCTGTTTCCATCACGTTATGATTCCGAGCGGCCTATGCAGACGGTGGTGCTGAATACGGCTTTGCGCCGCCTGGGATACGGGCCGGAAGTTGTAACAGCGCATGGCTTCCGGGCGATGGCAGCCACGCTGCTTTCAGAACAGGGCTGGCAAAGCGAGGTCATAGAAAGGCAGCTTGCCCATGTGGATCAGAATCAGGTTCGGGCCGCCTACCAAAGGTCAGAACTGTTGTCTGATCGCAAAAATATGATGCAAGCTTGGGCTGACTATCTTGATATGAGATGCGCCTGGGCGATTTTGGGAAGGTAAATTTTGAATCAGGCAGGCGGGGCGCGTCCAACGCCCCACCGAGTTACGCAGCCGCGTAGCCCACGGCCCCTGGGCACAGTCCCGTGTCCAGTTCGATCCGCTGCCTTTAGTCCACGTCGACGGGACAGAAAATGTTTACAGCGGACCGGGCAAGCACACAAGGGTGTTTACAGGTTTTTTATGACAACGATGACGGACGATACTTTGATTAACCGAAACTGCCGCCCGCCGCTGGCTGGATGGATGGGCGGCAAGAGTCTCCTCGCCAAGCGCATCATTGAACGCATCCCCGAGCATGAATGCTATGTGGAGCCCTTTTGCGGCGCTGCCTGGGTACTCTTCAAAAAGCCAGAAAGCCGGGTGGAGGTCATCAACGACATCAACAGGGAGGTGGTCACCCTCTACCGCTGCCTGCAATGGCATCTGGAGGAGTTTGTCCGCTACTTCAAGTGGGTGCTGGTGGCCCGGGACGAGTTCGAGCGGCTGAAGGCGGCGAACCCGGACACACTCACCGACATCCAGCGCGCGGCCCGCTTCTATTATCTTCAGCAGAGCTGCTTCGGCGGGCGCATCAGCAACCCGACCTTCGGCTACGGCCTGACACGGCAGCCGAAACTGAACCTGCTGCGTATTGAGGAGTATCTCTCGGCCGCTCATCTCCGGCTGTCCAGAGTTTACGTGGAATGCCTGCCGTATGCCGAGGTCATCAGCCGTTATGACGGGCCGGACACGTTCTTCTACATCGATCCGCCGTATTGGAACTGCGAAAACTACTATGGCCAAGGCATTTTCAGCCGGGAGGACTTCACCAAACTGGCCACGCAGTTGGCCGGGATAAAGGGCCGATTTATCCTGAGTCTGAATGACACGCCTGGTGTGCGGGAGGTTTTCAAAACCTTTGAAATTGAGGCTGTTCAAACGAAATACACCTGTAGCAACGGCAAGAACTTGGCTGCGGGGGAGGTGTTGATCCGGAATTTTACCCCATAA